TGCGGCGGTGCTCCCTCCAGCCTCCTGTTTTACCAACGCAAGCCTGCCGCTCCAACGCAAGGCGTAAAACCTCCGGCAGCTCTTTGCCACGAGCGGAAGCCCTCCGCAGAATACCCAGACAGGCCTTCTGACTCAAATAATATTTTTCCGGCACTTCCGCCTGCAAGATCTGCGACAAGGTAGATGCGGCGTCTTCGCTGGGGAACTCCCCAGTATTGTGCGTCAAGAGTTCGGTACGCAACGCTCCATCCATCTCCCATGTATAGGTCGGCGTAGGGCCATTGTGCCTTTTCAGGCATAGACACCTGGGCATTCGGCTCGGCGATGCCGATGACCGCTTCGAGGACGGCTTTGAAGTCCTCACCCTTGTTCGAGGAGAAGGCGCCGGGAACATTCTCCCAACAGATCCATCTTGGATATTTGCCATCGGTGGCACACCTCATTTCTTTGATGATTCGGACGGCTTCATAGAAAAGGCTGGAACGCGCTCCGTCCAAGCCGTCTCTTCGGCCTGCCACGCTCATGTCCTGGCACGGTGAGCCGAAGGTGATAATGTCCACGGGTTCGATTCTGCCGCCGTCCATAGCGGAGATATTCCCGTAGTGCTTCATAAAAGGCAGGCGCTTGGTGGTCACCCGAATGGGAAACGGCTCAATTTCCGATGCCCACACGGGAGTGATACCGGCAAGCAGCCCACCCAATGGAAACCCCCCGGAGCCGTCAAACAGGCTTCCGAGGGTCAAAGGCTTATTCATCATGGGGTGCTACCTCACTAAACTTGTATTCTTTTCCGTCACGCAAAACGCTGACCTTCTCATCCGTGCCGACCTGCTCTATGTATCTGCGGACAATGACATCGCAGAATTTCTCGTCCAGTTCGATGGTGCAGCAGATGCGGTCGGTCTGCTCACAGGCAATGAGCGTGGAACCGGAGCCGCCGAAGGGGTCAAGAACCACGCTGTTTGCCATAGAACTGTTCTGAATGGGATAGGCCAAAAGCGGAATCGGCTTCATGGTGGGATGGTTGCCGTTTTTCTTGGGCTTGTCGAACTCCCAAATGGTGGACTCTTTGCGCCCGGTGTACCACTGGTGCTTGCCTTTCTTTTTCCAACCGTAAAGGCACGGCTCGTGCTGCCACTGATATGGGGAGCGACCCAGCACCAGGGACTGTTTTTTCCAGATACAGCAGCCGGAGAGATAGAACCCGGCAGCGTCAAACGCCTTTCGGAAGTTCAGCCCCTCGGTGTCGGCGTGGAACACATAGATGGAGGCATCGTCCGCCATAACCTTCTCCATATTGGAAAAGGCATCGAAGAGGAAGTCGAAAAACTTCTCCGATGCCATGTTGTCGTTTTTGATTTTCCCGGCGCTGCCCTCGTAGTTTACATTGTAGGGCGGGTCGGTGATGATAAGGTTTGCTTTCCGGTCGTCCATGAGGGCTGTATAGGTTTCCTCTTTTGTACTGTCGCCGCAGATGAGCCGATGCCGTCCCAGTGTCCAAATGTCGCCGGACTTCGTGAAGGTTGGCTTTTGCAGTTCGGCATCCACATCAAAGTCATCCTCTTCGGCTTCAATGCCATCGTCAAACAGCTTCGACAGTTCCTTTTCGTCAAAACCGGTGAGGAGCGGGTCAAAGTCCGCCGCCTGCAGAGACTCGATCTCCACACGCAGGAGTTCTTCATCCCATCCTGCATCCATCGCCATGCGGTTGTCCGCAATGATGTAGGCTTTCTTCTGCGCTTCGGTGAGGTGGTCGGCAAAGACGCACGGCACCTCAGAGATGCCTTCCTCCTTGGCGGCAAGAATACGACCGTGACCGGCAATAACGCCATAGTCGCGGTCAATGATAACGGGATTGATGAAGCCAAACTCACGCAGCGAGGAGCGGAGCTTGTTGATCTGCTCCGGGCTGTGTGTCCGGGCGTTGTTGACATAGGGAACCAGCTTTATAATGGGAACGAGCTGCATCTCGGTCGTTGTTTTCATCAGACCAGCCCCCATTCCGCAAACTTCTCAAAGCCGCCGACCGAGTGGATGTAGTTCTGGGCGATCTCCACGATTTCAGCGTAAGGCCTGCCATCCACGGTATCGTCACCAATGGCGCAGCAGAGCGTCACAGGCTTGCCGGTTTCCTGGGCTTTGAGAAAAGCGTAGATGTTGACGGACACATCCGCCTTGGACAGATCCTTGCCGTGCAGACCGCCGCCGGTCACGGAGTCGGCCATATCCGAGCCGAGTTTGCGGTTGGTAGCGCCGGTGTCCACATCGGTGCCGCCCGTCCAGTCACCGAGCGGGTTGATTTCCGCATCGGGATAAATCTCGCGCAGATGCTGTGTCTCGGCATTGCTCTGACAGAGAATGAGCCGGTTGCCGTCCAGAATGTACTTCCCGTCAAAGGGATACACGGAGAAAATATCCCGTGCGATCTGCGAGAGCTTTTTCTGTTCCCCGGTCACGGGCATTCCCTTGAAAATGCCGTTGTCGCCGCAGCGGATGCCGTCTGACTGGTTATCGGCGAGGCGACCGTCCTGCGGTACTTCCACATAGTCCACGGCGAGATTGCCTGCAATGCGGTGAACAGCGGCAGTCACATCTGCCTTGTCCAGCGTAACGGAGGTTTCCGCAATGATGTGGCACACGCCGTGACCGATGAGCACTTCCACGGCGATGCGGGGTGTCGCTTCTTTTCTGTATGCCAGGTCGACAAGCGCACCGGCAATTCTGTCCGCCACCTTGTCCGGGTGGCACGGATTTACTTTTTCAAACATGGCGTTACCCCTTTCTCGCACGGAGCAGGCGTTCCATAAGGTCATCCTGCGGCGTAGACTCGCCGTATTCCGTGCTGCAGTTTTCTTTCACGAGCTGGAATATCTCATTCCAGAGCCGAACCGCCTGGTTCATGTAATTGATGCCGATATTGATAAACGGGGACGGGATCGGCTTTCCTGTGGTGGGGTGCTTGGAGAGGAAACCCATGCGGTTGGTCATTTCCTCGCACTGCACCCAACGGGCGGAACACATGGCGTAGCGCTCCAAAAGCTGCGGCGACACCTTTGCGGCGCAGCCGATACCTTTGAGCCATTGCCAGGTTTCCGTGTAGATTTCCTGTGCCTGCAGGACGCTGCCGTCCCGCTGCTCGGCAGAAAGAAAATCATGGGGCTTCGGCATAGCAACACCCTCGACTTCGGGAATATCCAGCACTTCAAGTTTTCTGCCGCCGGGATTACCGCTTTCGGCCTTGTCCTTGACTGCGGATTTCTTCCTTCCCGCACCGGGTCTTGCGCCGCCGCGCC